AACGCACATAAATAATTCTTGTTGGTCTGCAAACTCAATTTTTTCTAATGGTGTCAACGATCTGTGTAAATAAATTTTATCTTTCAAACCTCTTTTTGATGAATTTCTGATTGCATTATCCACCTCTATACATTGTTCCCATTCATTTGGATGATTTTCTTTTATTTCTTTCCAATTTTTATCTGAATGATAAGGACAAAACGTGCAAGATGATTTAGGTGGTATTGGGAATTGAAATCTGTCAAATATTTTTAAACAATCTCCTCTGGTCATTCTTTGGTCTATCAATGGATAAACATAATCTATTCTAGGTAATTGACTTTCTTTCATTCTTTGTATCTCATCCAATGTAATACCTAGCCACATCTCTGTCTTGGGCATCCTTTGTCTTGGCTTTAATCCATGCAATTCTCTTACTTTTTGTATTACTGGTTGAATCTTATACTCGCCAGTGCATTGTCTCATTATCATACCACCGCTTTCTGTAAATGCTGGTATTGATGCCCATCTAACACCTCTAGAAATTTGTGCTTTCATGATGTCTTGTAAAAGATTTTTTTCGTTTGTCACATGTATCGGTATGCCATCATTTAAACTTGCCCAATCTTGTAGATATTCAAGTATCTCATAAGTTCTTGGAAGTTCAGCACCGGGGTCAGCAAATACTGCATGATCTGCTCTTTCTATGATGTTCTTACTACTCATCATGTACATTGCTGTGCTTTGTACACCCATTCCTAAACTAATTACTTTTAACATCAGCTAAACTCCGGAAATTGATCGTAAGAATAAAACCATTTACGACCTTTAGTTTGATTGTTCTTACCAGTGCTAAGTGCTAAAGAGAGCTGATGCGAATTATCATAAGGACAGTAGGCAATTATATCTTTTGGCAGATAATAAACGGCGACTACATCAATTCTATTTCTATTTTTATACTTGGTTAAATTGACCTCAACGGCAGTACCTCGTTTTAATTCAGTAACAGTTTTGATTTGCACACGCTTCATTGCGCCATTGGATAATTCTACCACCAGATCAACTTGATTAGAATCCACTACTGGTGTATATATATTATATCCTTGTTCTACCAAACATTTTTGCACTGCTAACTCTCCCAGCTTTCCTTTATTTAGTGTATTCACGCCGTTTATTCCACAATTGTTGAATGCTTTTAAGTTGACTCTGCTCTAAGGTGTAGAATCTCCCATAACCAGTATCTTTTATGTTTGTTTCGCGCAGTAGGTCATGGGCAGTTGCACCACCCTGTATTGTATAATATGGTAGGTCAGCTGTGACCAATAGATACACATCGGCATCTTCAATTTTCTTATGAAGTTTAGCCTGTAAGTATCCGGGATTATATTTGGTTGTCTTTACGTCAACTTTACGCCCTGTTATGATAAGGTCGTACCCACGCCTGTGTGGTCCTACTGAAAAGTCTGGAAATCTATTGAATGCTTTAGCAACAGCGATTTCGCCCGCCATTCCATTTATGTCTGGATCAAGTTTTTGCTTACGTAAGCTCGTTCCATTTTTTTGGTTCTGAATCATTCTCTCCGTTCCGCTCAGTAGTGCCATGTTCAGTTCCAACTGGTTTAGTGTTATCTTCATTAGTATGTGTTTCTTTTTTTAGGCCAGTGTATAGCACCATATAGTTGCAAATGTCCATCGCTCTGGAAAATACCGTTTCGTCTGATACTTGCACCCCGGTTTTCGCATCATTACAAATTGCATCTACATGTTTTAATACATAGACCATTAAGGCTTGCTCTGGTGTAATTCCAAGCCGATCTGCTACGTGTTTAAAATTGTACAAACGATCATCATTTGATATAGTATACTCAACACTCTTTGCGTCACTTAATGAAATCGCTTCGTTAAAAAAATCTTTCCTATGCTGATTGAATTCTTTACTGTTCATCTTTGCTCTCCAAACAATATTCACAAACACTGTTATCGCACATAATGCATTCGGGTTGGTCGGGTTTTAATATTGATAGCACACAAGGTTGTCTATCAAATTTCTTTGCTGGATTTGGTTCGCCATCTTCTAAAGCTAACCACTTTGGTAAGCCAGCGTATCTAATCTCTGCTCCATAGTCACCTAATACTGCAATTCCGCGATTACAGAACATTGGCAGTATAAAAACAACTAACTTACCTTTTTTATGCTCTTCAATACCTTTACGAACCCACTTCATAACGCCACCAACAAATGGTGGATTTACATAATTACGCTGACCCCATTCCACTTCTAAACCATCGTAACCTTTTGGTCTAGGATGTGGACATGGATCATAATCAAAATCAAACTCATCGTTTAATTCTTTCATCATGTCTGGTGGTGTTGCCCAGTACCGTTTTTTCTTAGTCATCTTTTTTCTTATAGTTCTTTGGATTATCTAAAAATTTTAATATCTCATCGCATACATCTACGGCAATGCCTATGCGTTCTTCCTCGCTGCGCACTTTATGTTTTAACAGAACGTCTTTTACGCATTTACTTACAATATGTACCAGATTTGCTCTCGCATTCATACGTTTACTCCTAAAGTTTGCGGGGTCATGGCTGTTTCCACCAATGCCGACCCTTGACCAGTTTTTACAACACTTTTGACCCCGCTTTCATGCACTGCGACATGATCGGCAATTTCTGCCGGAGAATTCTTTGGTTCGCCAACCAAAATGATAGTTTTTGTCAACCTCATTATTTTTAATTCTCCAGCATAACACATTTTTCAAGCAATCTTTTAAATGTGGATTCACGTAATATATATACCCAGTGACCTCTATCTTGTCTGGTGGCCACTAAGTCACAATTTTTAAACTGTAAGTATGCGGGCAACTTTTTACGCCGCTTAACTTGTATCTTTAATTCTATGTCATCTACTTTGGCAAGTATGTCAACATCACTCTTTTGCATGATGCTGCGACCATCACTACCCCAAGCTCGTATCGCTTCTATGTCGAGGCTCTCAAACATTGCAAGAACCTCGACTTCACCTCTATAACCTTTTTTCGCAACATTTATCAAAATGGCAACTCATCATTTGATTCGTTCACTGGTTCTACGTATATGACACCATCTTTCTTAAAAAGCTCTTCTGGTTTGTAATCTGGCTTTATTTTTGCCCATTCCTCTTGACCATCTTTGGATAATGGTTTTTTTGGAACTGGCGCAGTACGATATTGCGTTTCCATACCATCTCCAGTTCGATTGACAATTATGTCATAATTAAATAGTTCGCCCCAATCCTCGTTTTGGTCAAAAAATGCAAGTTCCGATAAAACGCTTTTTTGAGGTACTTCTAAGAACTTGACACTGTCATTCATCCAGACTGGAAAGAACCAAAAATACTTTGCATCATCTGCGTTTGCTGGAACATCTGATTTATCTTTATATCTAGTTGGCTTTTGATTTTCCCAGACCACCCAACCAGATGTTGGCACATCTAGTATACGAAATCGATTCTCTCCCGGTTCTAGTTTGACAAAACGCCCAGACTTGCTGGATTTTTGAGCTTCTTCAACTATATTGCTAGGTAATATTCCCATTTGTAACTTCTCCTGTTGTCTTCTGTGTTTGTTGTGGTGACGACGCAGAGTGTAAAAGGCTTGGATTATCTGAGCCTTTTGCATTTATAACTGTGTACCCGCGTCTCTCTATTTGACTCAAAACTTGAGCCAAAACTTTTTTGTTTACATTATTTGATTTAATACCAATATCAGAATTGTAAATATGTGTATTCTTACTGGGTATATATTCTTCAGCTTTAACATTCGCATTTTGTAATAATTTTTTTATATCAGAAGCAAATTCTATGCGCTCTTTTTTGTCCTTTATATGTATAATGTATAGCACTAGGCGGCATCTATTGTCGGTTAAGGATAGACAGACATGGGTTAGCTTGACACCGCCTAGCTTTGCGGAGCATTAATTGTAATTTTTTCAATTTCATCTAAACTTTTTATATTTATCAATGTACGATTTCCGTAGCTTTTTATTTGCAAAGCGCGATTTGCTTTGTTCTGCTTTTTTAACGCTACTGCATATTTTAAACCACGCTCGGATACGCCAAGGTACACCGCAGCTTGTTTAATGGTCATCCAGCCTATCTTGTTTTGTATTGTTTTGGTGGCCATATAATGTTTTTCTCTTGTAAATAAAATATCTTTGCTATAACAGTTTTGTGTCTTGTTAGAAATTTTCGTTTACCATTAAATAATCTGCATAGCATACTAG